CACTATGAATGCCATGATGCCAGATGATTTTTCTTGTATCAGGATCAAACTCAATAAATCCACCAGTCTTTATTTCTCCATATGGATACCCGTCCATGTTTTCATCAAGCATTTTGACAACAGATTTAAATGCATACATGAATGTAACATCGCCGTTTTCTTTTTCCGCAGCTGTTGGATGGATGGCCGATTCTCCTATTTCGGTTATATTTGTTACGTTGGTTGCGCCCGACCAGCTTGATCCGTTATCGTCAGATGTCATATAAAAAACATTATTCAATTCAACATTATTGATATATTGGGACAGATAATCAACATGCAGTATGATTCTGCCACTTGCAATTTGAAGCAGGTGTGGATTATTACAATACCTTAAAGATGCGAATGCCCCCGGCGTGATATTTGTTGCCGCACTCCATGAAGTAAAATTGCTTGAGGTTCTTTGCTGTAGATAATATGTGTTTGATTCACTTGGCGGGGTTCCGGTTCCTTCGGGATACACAAGCAGATAGGTATTGTTTGCCAGCGTGATAACATATGGATTTGCTACCCAAGCTCCAGATCCGGCATCATAAATTTGTGTGTATTCTGTGACAGTCGTTCCTGTTGGCGTTATGATTTTATAATAAAGATATCTGTTGTTTGTAGCAAATATGATGCCGACATTTCCATCAGTAAGTTCGCACAGGCACGCCCCTGAAGCATTGTGTGTGGATGGAATTGAGATTGAAACTTCAGTAAATTCACTTCTATCTGTCGGTGTATAAAGATATTTTAACGCATTCGCTCTTTCCAAGATTACAGCCAGCCTGCCACTTGAAAGTAGTGTAATATGCGGCTCTTCTTCCGTTGTTGACAGGGTATTAAAATAATTGCCAGATGTTGGGATTATTTCACCCATTGGAGAACTTGTGAGTTTGAAGATCGGACGATGGCTAACACCGTCCTGAGCTGTCTTTAAAGTTGGGTCGAGAGTGATAGACATTTATACCTCCGACATTATAAGAAGTGTTGCTTCTATGTCTCCTCTGAATTGTGCTCCTGCTGTCTGATCAAGAAACCATTTACCTTTCAGGTCTGTTATTTCGACGTTGTAACTGTTTCCATCTCCCGGAGTAAACACAATTTGCGTGTCTGCCTCGAATTTTGTCTGGAGAGTTTCGAACATTGCAACAGACATATATGACCATTTTAATTTTATCTCAGAACCTTCTATGAATGTGCCCCATGAAAAATATGCCACTCCGCCAAATGTTTCCAGAAAATCAGCGCGTTTTGCCGGTATTGGCATGTTAGCTTCTTCCGGGTTTAGAGTGAATGCATATCCACCCAGTGTCATCATGGTAGCCATTAGCGCATCTCCTCGTCCATTACATTTTTGATAAGCTCCTCAACCTCTGTCCTCAATCTGCTGGCAAGTTTTGTGTTTGCGTCCACATTCACCGGTACGTTTATACTCAGCGTGTTTGTTGTTTGTGCTGTCTGTCCGCCTAAAGCCTTCATCTGTCCCGGTGTTAGCACGGATTCATTTTTTCTTAAGATCGCCGGATACTCATCGCTCATTAATCCGGTGTGAAGACGCGGAGCACCCAAGAGCAAGCCAGTCGGCATTTGACGTGTCGGTGCTGAATCAATTCCAGCAACTCCACCTCTGTGAAAGCTTACATATCCAGTTGCTCCCCAGCCATAACTTCCTCCGCCACCGACAGCCTGCAATGCAGTAAGAGTAATCAGTAATTCCTGATATGCAGCGTTCAATATCTTGACTGCTGCGGTTTGCCCTGACAGAACAGCTGTGAGCTTGGTTCTTTCTTTGGCCTCATTGCTGACTTTTTTTACTATGTCCTCTTCCGTCGATCCTCCGAGCATGTTTCCGAATATGTCCTTGATTTTGCTTTTTGTCCAATTTTTAATCATTTCATATACGGTCGCATTCAGTGTGTCCTGTATGGCGTAAAGCACATTCATGGCGTGGTCGCCGAGATCGTCCCACTCGCCTTTTACGAGATCAAAGAATCCTTCGCGCAATGCATCGTCCATTTCTGCAAATCCGTCCTGCCATACATCGGATATCGTTTCAGCGAGCGTTTCTGTGTCCTCGATCATCCTCGCCCACGCTGCTTTGATTCCGTCACATGCGTTTTCTGTTGATTCTCGCGGCAAGCTCGTCGTCGAGCGTGCTTTTCATGTATTTATACTCGTTTGTTAGCAGATCCACTTGTGTTGCATAATGCTTTTCCGACATTTTATGTGTCATGTCATAATAATTTTCCCATCCTTCAAGTATTGGCTGAAGGACTTCATCGTGCATTCTATCTACCATCCTGTAATACATTTCTATCGCTTCATCTTTAGGCATTCCACTTTGAATATTCTGCATGGTCGTCATTGCCATGTCTTGAAGATTTAATTTTTCAAAGTCTTTTGACGGCTTTCCCATTACATCAAAATATTCATTTGCAAGATCAAGGGCTTTGGCCCACTTGTCTTTTTCTATTTGAATAATTTCAACAGCGAGTGCCCTCAGTGCGGCAGCTTCTTCTTTTGCACCACCTTTAATGATGTTTAGCCGTGTCCGATATGCACTTTTTGCCTTGTTAATCATCCTGTCATACAGTGCATCCGTCATTTCTCCGGTCTGTTCGAATATTTCTCTTTGAGGTTTTATCGAGGCTTCGAGCCGTTGTATTTCGATCCCCTTCTTTTTGATGTTTATGAGTTCTTGCTGTTCTGCAATACTTAAATCATCATAGAGCCTAATTTCATCTGTCATTTTTTTGACAAGCAAGTCAAAATATTTGTCAGACATTCTGCTCGTAGTCTCAAAATAATCCTGATGTTCCTTCATGTATGGAGCAAGTTTTTGCCATTCGAGATTGTATACGGCAGTTCTTTGGGCAAGTAATGCGAGCCTTGCGCCGCCGGTATCCCCTATTTTTTTGAGCGTGGATATATGAGTATTACCGCTTTCAACTGCCTTGTCCATTTGTGATTGGTAAAATCTTTCTGTCATTCTCCCGGTTTGATCGTACACATATTGCCAAGCTTTTGTTATGTCTTCGACCTTTGGTTTGAGCACGCCCGTTTCTTTTGGTGCCTCGGCAGCAAGTTCTTTTTTTATCGCTATGATTTCAGTTCTGACTTTGCTCAACTGTTTTTCAAGATCACCAGCTGATTTTATTGTAGCTGGAGTAAATGTGTCTTCCATTGTGGAAAACTGATCTACAATTTCCCTGACAACCTTTTCATCAGGTGGCACAATATCTGGCTTCACAGTTACTTTTGGGCTTATAGTCATGTCTTCAACAGTTAAGCTGTTTGATAATGATTTTTTTGCAGCTTCCATGTCAGGTTCTTTAACCTTGAAGCTGGCTTGAATATTTATCTGAGCCAGTATGTCTTTTTCCATCCTTTCATATTGTGCTAACTTTTTTTCGAGTTTTTCAGCTTTTGTAAGTTTGTCTTCTGCGTTTTGAAGGTCTATTAAGTTCCCAATAAATTTTGCTATTGCTCCGCCAACGCGTGTGAAAAAATATAAAAGATCGGTTCCTATTTCTATGATGCGTTTAAAGAATTTAATTAATTCATCCGCATTATCATCTACCCATTTTGACAGACTTTCCAAAGTTTTTATGATTGCCGGTTCTGCTCTCATGTATGCGGATTCAAATACACCAGATATTGACCGTTTGAGTCTATCCCATGCTTCACCGCCTGTTTTCTGCATTTCATCGTCAAGCCTGAGATACTGATCCCTTAATCCCATCGTATTAAACGCAGCCATATTCGCTGCGTCTGCAAGCTCCATGTCTTCATTGCGCGCAATCTTTAACGTCGGGATTATTTGCTTCATTGCTGCATCTGCACCTAAACCCTGACGTTGCAATTCTTTATATGCTTCATACATATCTGTTATACCCCATATCGTTCCTTTTGACATGGATTGAAACTGTGAAGCAAACCCGCCTGTTGCATCCGTGAGTATGTCCGTTTCAGCACGCATTTTTGCAAAAGTGGTTGACAGCTCTTTGCCCTTATCAACAACCTCCGTAATTACCTGCTTGACTTTCTGCCAGATAAACATTGCAGCAGCTACAGCGGTCAATGCCATGGTGAAGTTCATAAAGAATCCACGGCCTTGGCGGACGGTTTTGTTTGTTCCGCCAATGGATTTGTCGAGTTTCTTCATCCTTGTTTCTGTATCTGCGACATGTTTGTTGAATTGTTTTTGTGTAATTTCGCCTTTTAATAATTGAGTTTTGTATTTTCCAAGACCTTCTGCCATTGTTCCATATTGCTTTGCTGCCTGAAGTCCGCCAATTGTTCGCCCTGCAACTTTTTCTTTTTCAGACAATGATCTCATCAGATCTTCAGCAGTCTTCATTTGTTTTTCTGCCTGTTGAAATGATGCACCCATGTTTTTTGCTGACTTAGCAGTGCCCAAGATACTACCCTGCAAGTTACTTATAATACCGTCAAGCTTTGTCATACCAGTAGTGGATTTTAACGGATCGAGCAGTGATGCAGCGAATCTTCGCAATGGTGTTGTAGTCCCACGAATTCTATTTTTAAGAGCTTCCATGTTGCTATCCATGTTTTTTATCCCACTGCTTGGTTTACTGAAATCCATTCCTTCAAACTCTTTCATCATTGAAAGTTTTTCTTGTGTAGCGCCACTTGCTTGTGCAATTCGTTTGTCTAATTCTCTTCCAGTTGGAATTTCACCACCGGGGATAGCATCCCAATCCCATTCATGAGCTTTGCCTGTTGTTGCCTTTTTTAATGCAAGCAATGATGCAATTTCAGCATTCTTTTTTTGATTCATAAGAGCCAGATGCTTCATCAAAATCGCTTCTTGGCGTTGTAGTTCTGCAGTTGTGAGCTTTCCGGCATTTTTTGCTGTTAACATTTCTTTGACAACTTGTCTTCTCAATGCAGATGTTTTTCCTGCAAGTACAGATTCTTTTGCAGCCTCAACATTTATATCTTTCATTGTAAGGTTTCTGCTTTTCTCACGGTCAAGAATGAACTTTTGACCTGCAGCAATTTTCATCTGCTCCTGAGATTCTGCTCTTTGAAGTGCAGATGCAACTTTCCTTTGTGCCACAGTTTTTTCTACCAGCGCATTCTGCCTTGCAATGTGTGATTCTATTCCTTTTTGTATGCTCTCCTCATTCTTTAATTGAGTTGTTATTCCCTTCCTGGAAGGCGCATGTGCTCCACCCGGTGCCATTGCTGCCCGTTTTTTTGCAAGGATTGAAGCTTGGATAGCATCCTCAGCTCTCAACTCAGCGATCAATTTTTTCTCTTGAGCTGTCTGCCCGGCAAGCAGTCGTTCGCGTTCTGCCGCTTTTGCTGCAAGGTTTTTAGCCCTTGTCTCATGCCCTTTGTATGCAGCATCCTGTCTTTTTAATTTTTGAATTATTTTTTCTTCGCCTGCAACTCTTTTTTCTACAGCACCAGAAGTTTCAACACCAACCCCGGGATGTTCAAACGTACCTCCGGAAAACATTGTATCTGTCCAGCGACCTGCAGATTCAGCTTTTATTAATTTCAATTTTGCGAGTATTTTGTCGAGGGCGAGCGTTGCAGCTGATGTGTCGATGTCAACAGTTGGTTTGAGCGTGGATATTCCTTTGATGCGGTTGTAAAGATACCTGATTTTGTCCCTTGCGGACTTTGTGTCAAGGTTGGCACGCAGCAACAGCTTGTTCATTTTGGACTCTAAACTTACCACAGAGTTTTCAAGCGCAACCATCGCGTCTTTTAGTATATTGGCATCACGGATCGCATTTTTTGCATCTAAGGTAATATTTATGTCGCTCATTTTTTCCTCTTCTCGTTCATGGCCTTGCAGTACACATTGTCCATAAACTTGATTCGAGCAATGAAGTGTTTCCGATCGGACAAATCTTCGATTTGTTTGATTCGCATATACGTTTCAATCTCAGAAAAGTGTATTGGAAATATATACCCCGACATCCCGTCAATATTCCTATGTGCTGAAAGTTCTACAAAAGCCATGTAGTCTTTATACAAATCTTCATATAGAATTGGCCTGTCATCGTATGCAGGAAGATCATCTTCTATTCCGTCCTTTCGCAGGTTGTCAAAAAATTCTAACTGTTCTCCGTACTTGACTGCCCACTCGAGGACTTCCCGGAGTTTTTTTCCGATTCCTCGCCTTCGATGATTTCTTCTTCACTCTTGAAATTTAAGTGATCATCCGCCGCGCTAATCACATCACTCATCAACCGGTCATACTTTGTCAGAGCCTTGATTGCATTTTCTCGGGTAAAAGGAACTTCGTTGCCATCACTGTCGAGCACACCACTCCAGTCTTTCAGGATCTTTCCGTCGAGAATAATTTCAGCCATCACGAGCTTGCGCCGTTTGAAATTGTTTCTGGATGCTTCCAGTGCCCTGCTGTGCCTGCGCTGTGCCTTTTCATGGTTCGGATTCCCTGCCTCACACACAATCATTGTGATCGGTTCGTCTTTTTCATTGAATCCGACAGTGATCGGCACCCCGTTGATCGAAAGATTTTCGTCTGACTTATAAAGTTTTTCTAAGCTTTTCATTAGACACCCCCGTAGTGTGTTGCGGGACAACCGATTACGATCGTATCCGGTGGCACATCTTTTGTGACGACTGCGCCTGCGCCGATTAATGAGCGCGCTCCGATTTTGATGCCGGGGCAGATGACCACCCCGGCACCAATATTGGCATCATTTTCAACAATGGTAACGCCGTCCCTGATTTTCATTGCGTTCTCACGTATCCTCGGACGTTTGACATTCGTGAATGTCACATTCGGCCCGATGAATACCCGTTCTCCGATTTTAATGTTGTCAGGGATGAAACAGAATCCCTGAATTCTTGTGTGTGCCCCGATTTCTATTGGTCCGCATATGTTCGTGTACCTGCCGATAACAACACCCTCGCCGATTTTAGCAGATGGGTGAATGTCGACAGGCGGCCATACAATAATGGATCCAATATGAAGCGGTGGCCTGAATGGAAGATCTGCTGCCATAAAATACCCTTTGTGCATTTCGATAAAATCGATATTGTCTTTTGCCATTACGGCAATTGCTTCCTCTATGGACACATGCCTCACGGTTTCTTTTACTTCCATGTAGTGGCCTTTGGGTATAGGGCCAGGACACCATTCAATATTGGAACATTTCTGGCACGGGGTAAACCAAGGTTATCCTGGCCCTAAAATTGGTCTAACATGTCCGTTGGACATGTTAGACTAAGTTTCGAGTTATCTTGATCATGGCATCTTCAGTCGCATCCCGTAATGCACGCCATGTCAAGTTCTCAATGACATCCTGATCCTGCCCTGGAGCCACCACGCTTTCGGTCTCGAATTTAACTTCAGGAAACAGGACGGTATAATAATTGCCCGCGCCATCCATGATTTTGAATTCGATCTGTGTGGCAGTTCCGGCGAGGAACTGATCGAACAAACGGTCATTGGTGAAATAAGCGTTAAGCGTCCCCGTGATGTCGCATTTACCTACCGCAATTTCAGCAATGGTGTTTGATCCGATCTGGTGGACCGGACGCAGGTTGTTGGCAACGGTGAATGAAAGTTCCTGCACATAAATGCCCGCCATGGTGGTGAGCGAAGAGCCTTCCTTCAATGATGCAACGTTGCCCATACAGTTCAGAACCGCAGTGGTGGACGCGGCGTTGACGCTGTTCGCGTTTGTGGTCTGTCCGAGCGTCGCACCGCTCCCGAGCATGTCGAAAGACCCGGTGGCAATGGAGCTGGTGGCAAGCGTCCATGTCATTGAATTGACCATCATGCCGGTGAAAAGGAAATATTCATCAATGTCCAGCAAAGCTTTTTCAATACTGAACGAATGGCGCGTTACGCCATTTCTGATTATATCTCCGGATGAAGAACTGTCGCCTACCCAGTCGGAAAACAGGGCACCTGCAATCAGCTCGTCGAATGTGCCAGCGGAAAGCTCAATTTCGAACCCGCCGGTGTTTGACCGTGAAACCTGGATGAGATCCGTTATCATCCGGTCGTCCCGAATTTCAGCGGATACAATATTCTCCACCGACGGAATCATGGATTCACCTGTGTACCGAATCGGGGTCATGGCCGGTGCTGCTGGCAGTGAATTCCAGGTTGTTTCTTCGATGTAACGAAGTCCTACTCGGTTAGCATCACTCATTGTTGTTTCCTCCTTTGGTTTCTTGTTCCTTTATGATGTCAAGCTTCATAGCAAGCCACGATTCACATGTGTCACAATATTCTTTTTCACATGGATTGCCGCAACCTCTGCATTTGTTTTTTTTAGAAGCTTTCATCACGGTAATAAGGAACGCTCATATTAATAACATACCACTCGCCGACCTCACCAACCTCAACAACCTTTGGGCTCCTGCAGGTGATGCCATTAAAACTCTGCGACCTGAAAACCGCAGCTGCAGTGTCCGCCAAAGCCTTGCCTTCAGCTGTCCCCGTATGTAGCGGCACATATATATTTACGGAAATAATCCCGACATTTCTGTGAAGATTCGTATCTCCGATACTTGCCCTCATTGAATCTGCAACGATGACATGCAATTCTGCAAATATCTCTCTCTTTGTCGGTGTGTAATCCACATTTGCATACTTCACCGGGCACCCCGTGAACGCCGTTGCAAACCTGCTTTCTATCGCTATGGATTCTGCTTCGTAGCTCATAGTGATTTTTTTCTTTCCATTGTTGATACAAATGCTTTATTAAACACATGGTATGGTGGAGTTTTTTTCCATCCAACATGTTCAACAAAGTTTGCATGTTTTGCTTTATTGTTAAATGCAATTTGCTTGTTTCCAGCATTAATTAATCTTGATGCGTTTGCTTTTAATTCTTGGTGTCTTTGCTCTCTAAACGCCGATGCACTCGCTGAGGATAATGCAGTGTCCGCTTTATGTGGTTCCATTTCAGCAACTTGTGCTCTCGGATATGATCGTGCATGTGTTGCTACCTCATGTGACCACAGATATTCTCCAGATACAACTGGAACCTCGCTATCTGTCAATCTTTTAGAAATATGATTTGCAACTCGAACCATTTTATTCTGAATAATCTGATCTATCTTTTCTTTCTGCTT